CTGTAGGTACGAATGATCAGATCAAGATCTTAGGTCTTACCCGAGATACTAACAATCAAGACGTGTCCGTTTCTGGAAGCGTTTGGAGAGTTATGTTAAACAGAAGTATCCTCGGCAACAACGTAGCAGGTATATAAGGAGAATAAATTATGGCAATATCACGTAATCAACTAGTTAAAGAACTAGAGCCAGGTTTAAATGCTTTATTTGGCCTGGAATACAAACAGTATGAAGATCAGGCAGCTGAGATTTATACGACTGAGTCATCTGACAGAGCTTTTGAAGAAGAAGTTATGTTGTCAGGTTTCGCTTCAGCATTAGTAAAACCAGAAGGATCTGGAGTTGCTTTTGACCAAGCGCAAGAAACTTTCACAGCAAGATACACTAACGAGACAATTGCTCTCGCTTTTGCGATCACTGAGGAAGCTATTGAAGATAACCTGTACGACAGACTTTCTTCTCGTTACACGAAAGCTTTAGCAAGATCGATGGCAAACACTAAACAAGTAAAAGGCGCATTTCCTTTGAATCAAGGTCTACCTGGCGTAGATAATTTTGATTCTGGGGATAACGTTTCCTTGTTTAACACTGCACACCCAACGTTAGCAGGTTCGTTCTCGAACACGTTAACTACGCAAGCAGATTTAAACGAAACTTCATTGGAGCAAGCACTGATTGACATTGCTGCGCTAACTGATGAAAGAGGTTTAAAAATTGCTGCAAAAGGTGTGAAGATGATTGTCCCGTCTGCTAACCAGTTCACTGCTGAGAGATTGATGAAATCTCAAGGTAGAGTAGGAACTGCAGATAATGATATCAATGCAGTCAAATCTATGGGTATGATTCCTCAAGGTTATAGAGTGAACAACTACCTAACAGATACAGATGCTTGGTACATTATCACAGATGTACCTAATGGTATGAAACACTTCGATAGAGCACCATTGACTACTAAAATGGAAGGCGATTTCGATACTGGCAACGTAAGATACAAAGCTAGAGCAAGATACGTTTATGGCGTATCTGACCCTAGAGGTATTTACGGCTGCGAAGGTGCGTAGTACTTTACAAAGAATTATAGGGCCGCCTAAAAACGGCCCTATTTTAAAAATACAGTAATAGATACACTATGAAAAACTTCCGAGTACAAATCAGATATCACGGCTACTATGCTGACTTCACTGTTATGGCTGAAGACACTGTAAATAGTATTGAAAACTCTATCCTTGACAAACTAGGAAAAAATGAGGTAATATTTGAAAGTGATGGATTTACCACTAAAAAAGGTAAGTGGATAACTTATGAGGAAGTTATTAATGACTCAAGACCTATACAAAGAGAAAAAGTCCTTGGAGTTGAGTTGGGAACAAGAGTATAACGAATCAGGTAGATATACTCTTAACATGGTTAAGATCGATGACAAGATTAGAGAGATTGTCACTGAGATTAAACTAGAAGAAGCAAGAGTTGCTCACCGTGTTAACCAGATTGAAGAAGCCAAGGCTGAAGTTTCAATAGCCACTTAAGAGCTATTACAAAATCATACAAAACCTACGGGATCACTTGCGCCAAATGAAAAATTAGGCTATAGATTAGATACTAAGATTAATTAAAACATAAATTGGTCATTTTTTACTTAGAAAAAATGACTGGCGCTAGGAGGCGCTGATTATATGACAACACACTTTTCAAGTGGAGTAACAAACGTACCCGGTAAAGGACAAGCAACATCTTTATTTAGTGGTATTAGACAACCCCTTATCACTGGAGGAGATTCTCAAGAAGTCGCTTATCAAAATGACTTTGTAATTTATAATGCAAGTGATTGGGATGTAACTTCATCAGGTTCTGCATTTCAACAAGCGCAGTATGCTGGTGGCTGGTTACGAATTGGAGATAATGCTCCAGCTCATACTGAAACAATCGGTATTTCTAGTAAAGAAGTATGGCAGTATAATTCTGCTAAAAAATGGTACTACGAAACTAGAATTGCTATGACAGATGTAAGTGATTACAATTTCTTTGTTGGTTTTGCTGACAATGCATTTGTTGATCCAGCAACTGTACCAACAGATTGTATTGGTTTTTCTCACTTAGAAGCTACAACTTCAATTCAGTTTTTATCGAGAAAAAATAGTGCTGGTGTATCTTTCGATATGTTAGATTCGGCTGCTGGAAGTACGTATGTAATGGCAGATTCTACTGTACCAACGCAAACTGCGACAGTATTTGCAATGCCAACTAATTCTGTAACATTGGGATTCTTATTCCAACCAGCAGGTACAGAACTGAGTCAAACAGCTGATCAATATAAACTTTTCTTAGATGGTAATTGTGTCGGAACACAAGCAGCAACAACTGTTCCTGATGACATTGCCCTAGAGTTAAAAGTTTTTGTTGAGAGTTCTGGAACGAATGCTAATCATTTAGTAACGGACTGGATTAAAACGGTACAACAAAGATAATAAATTATTCTAAGCTCCTTCGGGAGCTTAGAAAATTAAAGGAATTAAATTATGGCAAATGTATCAGCGGTAAAAAGTAAACGAATTCTGTACGGAACAGACACCGATGCTATTTCTGTAGCAGGCACAGCTACTACTTTAGTTTTACTAGATAGTGGTCCCTGGATAAATGCTCAATCAGTTACTTTAACTTCTACAGCTAACAACACTGGAATAACTTTTGTAGTTGTAGGAAAAGATGCTGATGGAGCAGCAGCAACAAGCGCAGCCACAACGGGTCCAGGAGCTGGAGTTACTATAACTGTAGCAGGCACATGGACAGAAATAACTAGCATCACAGCTAGTGGGTCTATCACAACTGATATTTCAGCTGGAGTTAAAGATGGTTTAACATCAGGCGTTGTATTTGCTGGCAGAACTAGAATAAGAGGAATGAACGGAGTAGGCGGATCCGGCGCAGCTACTCTTTTTTTTAAAAATGGATCAACAAGCGGTTCAAGTAAATTCGTATTAGATGTAGATCAAGCAGAAACAGTTGCTCCCTATATTCCAGATAATGGAATTCTATTTGACGATGGAGCTTATTTCATAATGAGTGGAACTGCGGTAGTCGGAATATCTGTACAATATGACGGGTAGGGTTAGATGGCTAACACTACTTCTCAATCCTATACTTTTGACAAAACACTTCCTATCGAAGAAGTTATAGAAGAAGCATATGAGCGTATTGGACTTCAAAACGTTTCGGGATATCAATTAAAAACTGCTAAAAGATCTTTAAACATTCTATTATCAGAATGGAGTAATAGAGGACTTCATTATTGGGAAATAGCTAATCAAGGTATTACTTTAGTTGAAAATAAAAACGTCTATATTATGTATAGATCTCCATCTGATGGAGCGTCAAACGGATTAACTACAACGTTATCTGCTGGCATTAATTCCTCAGTTACTGATATTCCTTTAACAGAAGTTAAAGATATGCCTGGCGCAAGTCAGGGAGGTGGATCTATTACTGTAGGATCAGAGGTTATTAGATACACAGGAAAATCTGCAGCAACAGGAGCAGCTAATCTTACTGGAGCTGTTCGTGGTTCTAATAATACTACAGCTGCAACACATAGTAGTGGAGATGCTGTTACTCAACACGCAACAGGTATTGATAATATTTTAGAATGTAATTATAGAATTACTTCAACAAGTATAGATTCCCCAATGACAGCAGTAAGTCGATCACAGTATCAAGGTTATTCTAATAAAACAGCTACTGGAATCCCTACTTCTTTTTTTGTGGAAAGATTTATTGATCGAACAACGATAACAGTTTATCTAACTCCCAATGCAGCAGTAGATGGTAATAGATTAAATTTTTATTACACAAGAAGAATTCAAGACGCAGGGGCCTATTCTAATGCAACCAATGTTCCCTATAGATTTGTGCCATGTATGGCAGCAGGATTGGCTTATTATTTATCACAAAAAAATATGCCTCAAAGATCACAAGAATTAAAACTTTTTTATGAGGATGAATTAGCAAGAGCTGTAAAAGAAGATGCGGATATTACAAGTACTTACATTGCTCCTAAAGTTTATTATCCAGATACGGCAACTTAATTATGACTGTTTTTTCTTCAGGTAAATATGCACTAGCAGTTTCAGATAGATCAGGGTTAGTTTTTCCTTATACTGAAATGGTTAGAGAATGGAATGGATCATGGGTTCATTTTTCTGAGTATGAACAAAAACAACCTCAACTACAACCTAAACCTACAAGCGCGGATCCTCAAGCTTTATTAAGAGCAAGACCTACAAGAACAGCTTTACCCACTCCATCTCCTTTAAATGATAATCCTTTTTTAACTGAAATTGGAAATACATTAATAGTGACACAGACTAATCATGGACGATCTAATGGAGACGCGGTTAGATTTTATCAAGTTAAACAGCCTGTTGGAGGAGTTGCAGTATCAACTTTTGAATTAAACACAACTTTAGCTACAACTATTACGGCTAGTGATACTTCTATTGTTTTAACTGATGGATCAGCTTTTCCTACGTCAGGATATATTGTTATTGAATCAACTAACACAGATACCAGTTCTCTTGAATATGGAAGAATTACAAGTGAAACAATTAAATATACTGGTCGAAGTACACATACTTTAACAGGATGTACTCGAGGAACTGCAGCCCCTTCTTATGGAGAGACTCCGGTTTCTACTACAGCAGTAGCTCATACGGCAGGAGAAAAAATTTATGGATCGTATGAAATAACTAAAATTAATGAAACACGTGTAGATGATGCTGGAACTACGGTGACTTTTAGTAATAAATATAGTTTTACTTTAGTCAGTGCTGCGACTAGTATAGAAACAGGAGGAGGATTTTTCGTTTTCGGTGGACCCGTAAACGATAGATCATAATTAAATGTCAGGAATAAGTTATAGCACATTAGTAACAATGATTAGAAACTACACAGAAACAGATTCTAATGTTTTAACTACAGCAATTTTAGAGAGCCTTATTCTTAATGCTCAACAACGTATTTTTTTAGACCTTCCTATGGACTCTGATAGAAAAATGGCTACAGGAACTTTGGTTACTGATGATAATACTATCAATGTTCAAGCTGGAACGTTATTTGTAAGAGCCGTAGAGGTATTTGAATCAACTTCAAGTCTTACAGGACCTTCTCATTTCTTGCAGAAAAAAGATGTTACTTACTTAAGAGAATACACAGCAGATTTAACTGGTTCTTCTGGAGGCCTAACAGCTCAAGATGTAACTGGTTTACCTAAATATTATGCAATGTTTGGAGGATCTACGGGATTAGGAGCCACAACATCCGGAGGATTACTTTTAGCCCCTACTCCAGATGCAGCTTATAACTTCAGATTATATTATAATGTGATGCCAGCAACTCTGGAATCTAGTAATGAGACTAATTATGTCAGCCTGAATTTTCCCCAAGGACTTTTATATGCCTGTCTAGCAGAAGCTTATGGCTATTTAAAAGGTCCTATGGATATGTTGACATTATACGAGAATAAATATAAACAAGAAGTACAGAAGTTTGCAGGAATACAACTTGGTAGACGAAGAAGAGATGACTACACAGATGGTACTGTTAGGATTCCAATAAAATCTCCGTCTCCCTAAAAGAGGATTAAATTATGGCAATAACATCAGCAATTTGTAACAGTTTCAAAGTAGAAATTTTAACAGCAACACACAATTTTACTAATGCAACTAATACTTTTAAAATAGCTTTATATTCCAGTAACTCAGCAGTTTTAAGTAAATCAACAACTCAATGGACAGTTGCATCTACTCCAAGTGCAGATCCTACGAATACATACGAAGTTACAACAACAGGTTCAGGATATACGAGCGGAGGAAATTCTTTAACGAGTACAACTCCAGCTTTGTCCGGAGATACTGCATGTTGTTTATTTGCAAGTACTAGTTGGGGATCCACTGCATCGTTTACAGCAAGGGGTTGTTTAATCTACAATTCAAGTGCATCTGACAAAGCGGTATGTGTAGTTAATTTCGGTTCAGACAAAACTGTAACAACTGGAACTTTCACAGTAGAGTTTCCAGCTCAGACTGCAGGTAACGCCATCATACAGATAGCATAAGGAGGACATCCTTATGCCTACAGTTTCAGAAGGTTGGGGACGGTTAACCTGGGGACAGGCTAATTGGAACGAAGCTACAACTTTAGCAACTGGATGGGGCGCTAAATCTTGGAACGATGGTGCATGGGGTGAGCTTAATGATCAGTCAGTTACTCTTAGCGGCCAATCAGCCACATCAACAATAGGATTATTATCAGCTTCAATTCAACCAGGTTGGGGAACTTTAACTTGGGGAATTAATGGTTGGGGTTCTGTTGACGAAGCTACTTTTACCTTAACTGGTTTATCCACTACATCAACGGTTGGAAGTTTTACACTTCCAGATCAATTGATGGGACTTACAGGGTTATCTTCTACATCCACTGTAGGATCCTTAACTACTAAATCTGACGCAACATTTACTTTAGCTGGACAAGCTCTTATATCTTCACATGGATTATTATCCGTTGATGATCATTCAATTGGTCTAGCCGGTCAATCAGCAAGCACAACTTTAGGAACTCTTACATCTTCCCCAGAAACTAAGGCTAGTTTAGCAGGTTTAGGATTATCATCTACCTCAGCCGTAGGATCAGTAACTATTACATCTAATCCTACAATGACTTTAACAGGTCAATCTGCTTCAACAGCTTTGGGTACTCTTACATCTTCTCCAGAAACTAAGGCTAATTTAGCAGGATTAGGATTATCAGCTACTTCTACTGTGGGATCTCTTACTACAACTCAATTAACTATTGCTAGTTTAGCTGGGCTAGGATTGTCCATGACAGCTACTGTAGGAGCCGCATTCCCAGTAGGATATGCAGTAGAATCTATAACAGGAAATACGAGTTATACTGGTGTTGACATTACAGGAAACACGTCGTATACAATTGATACACACGTTCCAAATTAGGAGAATTAAAATATGGCGTCATCATATAACAGTTTAGGTATCCAATTAATGGCTACAGGCGAGAAGGCCGGCACATGGGGTACATTAACAAATAATAATTTAAATTTTTTTAGAGATGTTTTTGGGTATATCGAAGTCGCAATGACGGCGGATAGAACTTTAACGATCCCTGATGCTTCTACTGGTACTTATGATGGTAGAGCTTTTATTATTAAACTTACAGGAACCACTGGTGGTTCTAGTAGAGTATTAGATATTGCTGATCAAGCAGGATCAGGTTCTTCTCCAGGAGGAGCGGCTGATATTCTTAAACCTTTTTTAATTATTGATGGAACTACAAGAACAGGTTCTGATACCATAACTTTTAAAGTTACAGGTCAAACAGGAATTGTTATTCCACCATATTCTAATACATTTTGTTATAAAGATGGAACAGATATTAGATCAAGTGGTTTAATTAGCGTTAGAGGATCTGCAGGAACAGCGGCTGCTCAGCCTAATTATTCATTGCCAGCGGCAGACGGATCAGCAAACCAAGCTTTAGTAACTGATGGTGCAGGAAGCGTAACTTTTGGTAGTGCTGGAGTATCAACAGGAAAAGCTATTGCAATGGCAATGATTTTCGGATAAAAACAGACAAAGGAATTAAAATATGGCGAATCCAAATATAGTATCAGTAACAAGTATCTACGGTGGTAATTATGGTTGGAATTTATCCAACACTTTAACTGCTACATTACTTACAGTAGATGCAGAAAAATTATTAAAAATTAACAGAATTGTAGTTGCCAATGTAGACGGATCAGCTGCAGCTGATGTTAATTTATTTATTGACGGAATAGGAACTGGTGCAGCAAATGGATTAACTCCAACAGGAGCTGACGCTACCGTTTATTTAGCAAAAACAATTTCAGTCCCAGCAGATTCTTCACTGGTGCTTTCAGACACGCCTATCTATATGATGGAAGGCGATATCTTGAAAGGTGGAGCAAGTGCAACTGGAGATCTTGATTTATTCATATCATATGAAGTCTTAGACGACGCATAGGGAGGTAACTAAACCATGGCTAATGGCGGAATTATCGGACCTACAAACCCAGTCGGCGCAATAGCACGATCTAACGTTTCAGTAATTACATCAACAGAAACCATTACTACAGGTCCATCTATCACTAAGGTAGATACTGTCGTTATCGCTGGTGGCGGTGCGGGAGGAGGATCTCCGGGTCCTAATGGTAGTGGCGGTGGTGGAGCTGGTGGTGTCCAATCCTTTACTTGTCAAAGTATTTGTTCTTCAACATCATATCCAGTCACTGTAGGTGGCGGTGGTGCAGGTGGAACTAACAAAGGAGCTTCAGGCTCTAATTCAATTTTTAATTCTCAAACCTCAACAGGAGGCGGCGGTGGTGGTAGTGCCACGAGTCCTGGAACTTGTTGTCAACACGGTGCTCCTGGAGGATCAGGAGGCGGCGGTGGCGGAGGTTCTTATTCTCAACCTGGAGGTTGCGGAATAGCATGTCAAGGAAATGATGGTGGTGATAGTCCTGCCCCTGGCTCTGGAAGTGATAGAGGTTCTGGTGGTGGTGGCGGAAAAGGTGCAGTAGGAGGAGATTCTCCTGGAGTTTGTGGTCTAGGAGGAAGTGGTGGAGCTGGTTTAGATATTTCTCCAATTATTGCATGTGTAACAAGTTATGGTAGTGGTGGTGGAGCTTTTGATGGCCTTGTCGGTGGCGGCGGAGGAGGATCAGGTTTCCCTAACACTGGTGCTACCGGTGGTTCTGGTGGTGGAGGAGCTGTGGGTATTGCTGGAGAAGCATATAGAGGAGCTGGTGGTGGAGGACAAAGAACAGCAGCTGGTGCTAATGGCGGATGTGGTGTTGTCGTTATAAAAGAAAAAGGTGGCGCAACAAAAGTTTCTGGTATGTGGAGTATGGAAGAACAGTATGACGAAGCTTTAGAAGGTAATTGGAGTTTTGAATCTTCTTTCGGTCCTGTAAATGTTTTAGTTATTGGTGGCGGAGGAGGTGGTATGTCCTCTGGTGCTGGAGCTGGTGGTTATCAATGGAATTCAAGTTTACCCTTAAGTCTTAATACTACTTTTACTGCTACTATTGGCGCTGGTGGAACAGGAGCAATATTTGGTTCTCCAGAGACCCAAGCAACCATTGGAGGTACAACTTCTTTCTCGGGTCCAACTACTCAAACTATAGAAAGCACTGGGGGAGCGCAAGGAATTGCAAATAGTTCTCCAGGATGTACAGGAAAAGATGGAGCTTCTGGAAGTGGAGGTCATATGGGTCCTTCTCCAGGTCCTGTTGCCGCAGGTTCAGGAAATTCTCCTGCAAAATTTATGTCTCAAGGAAATCCAGGTGGTGCTGGAACTCCTGCCGATAATGCTGGTTTTGGTGGTGGAGGCGGTGCCGGTGCGGCAGCGGCTGATATGCCAGATTCAGGTCCAGGAACAACGGGTCCAGGCGGAGCTGGTGGTGCAGGTTCTAGCGCATGGCCAGGAGATTCAACTTTAAGAGGAGGCGGTGGCGGAGGTCGTGGAGGTTATCCAGATCCCGTAGCGCGTTGCTCAGGAAGTTTTCCAACTTACGGAGGGGCTGGAGGCCCTGGTGGTGGAGGTAATGGAGTATCAGGTCACGATCCTTCTCCTCAACCCGTACCTTTATCTAAAACATTAGGATTCCCAGGAACTGCTAACACTGGTGGTGGTGGCGGTGGAGGTGGAGGTAATCCAAATCCATGTTTGTGTTCTAAAAAAGGTGGTTCAGGTGGTTCAGGTGTTGTTCTTATTCAATACCCAGGTGCTCAACAAGCAGTTGGAGGAACAGTCACATCGATTCCTGGATGTAAAACACAACACGCATTTAATAGTACATCTACTTTTCATACCGCGTATCCCGGCAATCCAACAACTATAGATTATGTAGTTGTAGGAGGAGGCGCTTCAGGAGGTGTAGGTCGAGGCGGTGGAGGTGGTGCTGGAGGATATAGAACTTCTTATGGAGTTCCAGGCACTCCCGGACTAACACTTTTTGGATGTAGTACTTATCCAATTACAATAGGAGCTGGTGGAGCAGCTCAATCTTTTCCATCCTCAACTCCTACTAATATGGGTAAAAGAGGAAGTGATAGTATTTTTTCTTCTATAACATCAACTGCAGGAGGAGCTGGCGCAGGTGGTAATACACCTAAAACAGCTTGTAGTGATGGTGGATCCGGAGGAGGAGCAGGATTTTCTGGTCCGGCCCCTGGAGGACTTGCAGCTGGAAGTGGTAACACTCCTCCAGTTAATCCATCTCAAGGTAATGATGGAGGAACAACAACATCCTATAGTCCATCACCTGGCCCAACAAGATTTGCAGGAGCTGGCGGAGGAGCTGGCGGAGTAGGAGGAAATTCAACTCCAGGAGGAGCAGGAAAAGGTGGTTTAGGAGCAACAACAGCAATATTCGGAAGTGCACCGCAAGCACCAAGTTATGGAACTGCTGGTCCCGCACCCGGTAGATATTTTGCTGGTGGTGGAGGCGCAGGAGGACAATGCTCTGCAGGAGGAGCAGCACCTGATGGTGGTGGTGGAAGCGCAGGAACTGGAACATCGACTTCTTCAGCTGGAGCAGTAAACACAGGAGGGGGTACAGGAGGTTCTGGTGAAAATGGTTCTGGTTCAGGAACTGGTATTGGTGGTTCTGGAATAGTTATTTTAAGAATACCAACAGCTTGCAAACCTGCTGGTTTTGCAGTAGCTCCAGGTACAAATACAACGTTTACAGATGGTAGTGATACTATTGCAGTATTTACTGTTACAGGAACCTTGACTTTGTAGTTTACAAGAGTATAAAAATTTAATATAAACAAGTAAGGAGAAACAAATATTATGGCACACTTCGCAGAATTACAATCAAAAGTAGATCCAACAGGACATACGGCTGATACACATTTAATAGTAAAAAGAGTTATTGTCGTAGATAATTCTCACGTAGAAAGTGACGAACACACTAGTGGAGAAAACTGGTGTTCTTCATTTTTTAATGGTGGAATGTGGAAACAAACTTCTTATAATAATAAGTTTAGAAAAAAATATGCTGGTGTAGGAGATGTTTACAACGCAGCAAAAAACAAATTTTTAAGTCCTCAACCTTATGCATCATGGTCTTTAGATGCAGACGATGATTGGAAAGCGCCCGTAGCAGATCCAACAATAAGAGAATATGGAGATCCCGCAAAACCATACGAAATTAGTTGGGATGAAGCTGGTCAAAAATGGACAGCAACAGATTCAGAAGACCCACAAAATTCATTTAATTGGGACGCATCAGGTTTAACTTGGGTGTCCGCATAGGAGGACATCAATGGCCAAATCAGGTCGTTCACAGGGTGGTTTAATTGGAAAGATAAACACAACATCTTTCGGTAAATGTAAAGTTACTACAACTACAGCCACAGGAACATTCACAACACAACCCGGAACAACTTTAGCTCAGATTGCTGTTGTCGCTGGAGGCGGCGGCGGAGGTGGTGGCACAAATACAGGAGGCGGTGCTGGTGCTGGAGGCATGATAGTTTCACCAAGTGTAGTCGTATCAGCAAACACAGGGTATGCTGTTGTAGTAGGAGGAGGCGGTGCAGCAGGAACATCAAATCCTACTCCAGGAGCAAGAGGAAGTGTATCTTCTTTTGCAGCATGTACCCCTATTGCAATATCTACAACTGGGGGTGGTGGCGGCGGTGCCGATGGTATTCCCAACGCATTTTGCCGAACTCCAGGAGGATCCGGAGGTGCTGGAGCGACAGATACGAATTATCCATGTAGTCCAACTAATTATGGTTTAGGAATTTGTGGTCAAGGTTTTCCAGGAAATACTGGTTTTCCAGGAAATATGGGTGGTGCTGGTGGTGGTAAAACCGCTCAAGGAGGTATTCAACCCCCTTCTAGTCCAACAACAGGTGGTGCAGGTGGAGCTGGTCTTGATGTAAGTGCATGTTTTCCCGGTACACCTAACTGTGGTGTATATGCGGGTGGCGGTGGATCTGGAAGTTATGTTGCAAGTCCAGGTGGTCCAGGTGGTATAGGTGGTGGTGGAGCAGGAGGTGACGGAGGTAATAATCCTGGCATTGCTGGAGACGCAAACACAGGTGGCGGTGGTGGCGGTGCAGGAGATGCTCCAGGTTGTACTACTTCTAAACCAGGTGGTATTGGTGGATCAGGAATCGTTCTAACAAAAGAGTTAAGTTATGCATCAGGAATGTGGCCTCAAAAAGCACAGTATAACAAAAGAGTTTCAGACAGTTGGGTACAAAGAAAAATTTCAGGTACAGTAGATTATTTAATCATTGCTGGTGGTGGCGGTGGTGGAAGAGGCTGTGGTGGTTATCATGGCGGCGGNGGTGGTGGAGCTGGAGGTTTAAGAGATTCGCATGGAGTACCAGGAGCAGCTGGTATTGCAGTTAGTAATTTTTGTGGCCCTTACACAGTAGTAGTTGGAGGAGGAGGAGCAGGTTCATCAGCATCTCCTGCCGCAGGTACTTCTGGTTCAAATTCAAGTTTTGGATGTATTACATCCGCTGGAGGTGGAGGTGGAAGTTCTGATAGTAGTACTACTGGCGTAGCTGGTGGTTCTGGTGGTGGAGGAAATTCTAATGGTTCCGCTGCAGGTGGGGCTGGAAACACTCCAACTGCTCCTACACCTTTAGGTGGTCCTCAAGGAAATAATGGAGGTTCAGGAGTTGATACTCCTCAACCTAATTTAGCTTCTGGTGGTGGAGGAGGCGGTGGTGGAGTAGGTGCTAATGCTACATCAGGCTGTGGTGGAAATGGAGGTAATGGAGTTACTTCTTGTATATCTGGTTCTCCAGTAGTTTATGCTGGAGGTGGCGGAGGTGCTGCGAAAGCATCTGGACAAGGAGGAAGTGCTGGACCTGGTGGTGGTGGAGCAGGTGGTGATCCTGGCGGTGCCGCAGCAGTAGGTACAGTTAACCGTGGTGGCGGAGGCGGAGGTGGAGACACAGACGCTCCTGCTGGAGCCCAAGGTGGATCAGGAGTCGTAATTATTCGTTCTCCTTCTGCTGTCCCAATGACTGTATCACCTGACACTAATACGGTGACGACAACTCCAGGAGGATGTTTCGTGGCTACTTTCACAGTAACCGGAACCAATACCTTAAATATATAGATCAAATTGACTAAGATAATCTATATGATATAAAGAAAGAGAAAGATGAACCTACATAATTGTTATTGGTATTATAAACAAGCAGTCCCTGAAAGACTTTGTAATGATATTATTAAATATGGTTTACAGCTTAAAGANCAAATGGCTATTACTGGTGGCTATGGTGATCCTAAAAACCTTAACAAACAACAAGTTAAAGATTTAAAAAAGAAAAGAGATTCTAATATTGTTTGGATTTCAGAAAATTGGATTTACAAAGAAGTGCATCCTTTTATTCATCAGGCCAATAGAAATGCTAATTGGAATTTTCAATGGGACTGGTCCGAAGCATGTCAATTTACTAAATATAATAAAGGACAATATTACGATTGGCACTGCGACAGTTGGGAAATTCCTTATGATAAACCCAATACTCCTAGTCATAATAAAATAAGAAAATTATCTGTAACCCTTTCTTTATCGGATGAAAAAGACTATAAAGGAGGAGAGCTGGAATTTGATTTTAGAAATAAAGATCCAGATAAAAAAAGAAATACTATGACATGTAAAGAGATTGGACCTAAAGGATCATTAGTTGTGTTCCCTTCTTTTATGTGGCACCGAGTTAAACCAGTTACCAAAGGATCAAGATATAGTTTAGTTATATGGAATTTAGGATTGCCTTTTAAATGAAGAAGAAAAAGAAATTAAAAAAAGAAAATAAACCTGATTCTTTAGTTACAGAACATTATTTTACTTCTCCTATTTATTGGACGGATAAACCGGAGTGGGTTAAAAGTTTCAATACAGCTTCAGATTCTTATATTAAACAAGCTCGTCTAACTAATTTAGAAGAAATTAAAAAAAGAAATAAAAAATTTGGTAATAAGGGTGAACACGCATGGGTTCATCATTCAACTACATTACTAGGAGACTCTCAATTTAAAGAGCTTCAAGACTATATCGGAGCTACAGCGTGGAATCTTTTAGATGGACAAGGATTTGATTTATCTAATCATACTATTTTTATCACTGAGTTTTGGGTTCAAGAATTTGGTAAAGATGGTGGGGGCCATCATACTTTACACACTCATTATAATGGTCATATCTCTGGGTTTTATTTTCTTAAAGCCAGTGAAAGAACTTCACTACCGGTTTTTGAAGATCCTAGACCTGGTCATGTAATGAATCTTCTTCCTCAAAAAGATCCTTCTAAAATAACAATGGCCTCTTCTCAAGTTAATTATAAAGCGAAACCAGGCAGACTTATATTTTTTAATTCTTATTTACCCCACATGTATGCTGTGGATAATGGGTATGAACCTTTTCGTTTTATTCATTTTAATATACAAGCAGTCCCTAATGCTATTATAGGAAAGCCTGAACAAAAAACATGGCTACAACGAAACAAACAAACATGTCATTCAAAAAAATAAAATATAAAGTTTTAAAAAAAGCTATTAGTCCTGAACTTGCTAATTTTTTATATACTTACTTTCTTAATAAAAGAAGAGTAACTAGATTCTTCTTTGATCAACGATGGGTAAGTCCTTTTGCTGAAGAATGGGGAACCTGGACCGATGCACAGATTCCTAATACCTATTCTCATTACTCTGACATAGCTATGGATACTTTACTTCAAGGTCTTCTTAAGAAAATGGAAAAAGAAACAGGGTTTAAATTACAACCTGCTTATTCTTACGCACGAATTTATAAAAAGGGGGATACTCTTCATAGACATAAGGATCGTTATTCTTGTGAAGTCTCTACGACTTTAAATTTAGGAGGAGAGTCTTGGCCTATTTATTTAGAACCTTCAGGTCGAGTAGGAATGGCTGGAATTAAAGTAGATTTAAAACCAGGAGACATGCTTATTTATATGGGTTGTGAATTAGAACACTGGCGTGATCCTTTTGCTGGCAAAGATTGTGGTCAAGTGTTTCTACATTATAATGATAGAACAACTAAAACTGCTAAAGAAAATCTATACGACAGACGTCCTTTCTTAGGACTACCTTCATGGTTCAAAGGTATTAAGTTGCCCCCGATTAAAAAATAAGGTATATTAAAGACTGGCGTGGGGGATTTTTCCACCACAAAGGTCTTCTACGCCTCTTCATAATAAGTTGAATTACATCTAGATCTAGTATAATTGTATCTTAAACGGAATTTTCTATGTTACAAAAACTAGGTTTTACACCCGGATTTAATAAACAGGTCACATCCACAGGAGCCGAAGGTCAATGGACTGGAGGCGACTATGTACGTTTTCGTTATGGATCTCCTGAAAAAATAGGTGGGTGGCAACAACTCGGTGCGGATAAACTGACAGGGGCAGGAAGAGCTTTACACCATTTTGATGATAATGCTGGTGTTAAATACGCCGCTATTGGAACTAACAGAATTTTATATGTTTATTCAGGAGGGTCTTTTTATGACATCCATCCTATTCGAGCAACTATTGCAGCCTGTGATTTCACGAGTACCTCTTCTTCAAAAAATGTAACTATAACTTTTCCTAGTCCTCATGGACTAATTGATGATGACATTGTTCTAATAACTGCCGTGAGTGGAGTAACAGCAGTAGGCTCTACTTTTAATGATGCTTCTTTTGAAAATATAAAATTTATGGTGACGTCTGCACCCACAGCTACAACAATTACAGTAACTATGGCAACCACGGAATCAGGAACTCCCTTAAGTAATTCAGGAAGTGCTACAGGGTTATGTTATTATAATGTTGGACCCGCTCAACAATTAGCAGGTTATGGTTGGGGTACAGGAACTTATTCAGGAACTGCTTCAGGACCCGCAACAACTACGTTAGCAACTGCTTTAACCGACACGTCAACTACAACGATTGTATTAGCTGACTCTTCAGCTTTTCCAGCTTCAGGAGAAATTAGAATTGGAACAGAAGATATTGGTTTCACGGCTAATGATACNGCAACCAATACTTTAACTGGCGGACCCAGAGGAGAAAATGGAACTGGAAAAACAACTCACATAGCTGGAGCTACCGTTACTAATATTTCTGAGTATGTAGGCTGGGGTGACGCTTCTTCAGCTGACTTTACAATTGATCCAGGATTATGGGTCTTAGATAACTATGGAACAAAACTTATTGCTCTTATTTATAATGGACCTTGTTTTGAATGGGATTCATCCGCAGCCAATCCAACCGGGAATAGAGCAACCATAATGTCTAATGCACCCGCAGCTTCACGACACATGATTGTATCTCCTACAGATCGTCATTTAATTTTCTTGGGAACGGTGACTGGAACAGATGTTACCGTAGCCGCTAATCAAAACGATATGTTTATTCGATTCTCGAATCAAGAAAGTATTAATGATTCGGATTCTTATACGGTGACTGCTAATAATACTGCAGGTACACAAAGACTAGCTAATGGTTCCAAAATTATGAGTGCTATAAAAGGTAGGGATGCTATTTATATTTGGACAGATACCGCCCTTTATCTAATGAGATTCGTAGGGGCTCCTTTTACTTTTTCTTTTGAACAAGCAGGAACGAACTGTGGACTGATTGGTAAAAACGCAGCGGTGGAAGTAGATGGAACGGCTTTCTGGATGTCTGAAAATGGATTCTTTCAATATGCAGGTCAGCTGCAAACGATGCCATGCCTTGTTGAAGATTATGTCTACGATGGTTTAAATTCTACACCAAGAGATTTAGTAAACTGTGGATTAAATAATTTATTTAGTGAAGTGTCTTGGTTCTATTGTAGTACAGGATCTGATGTTATAGATCGGGTAGTGACTTATAATTATGTTGAATCGGTTATTGCTAAAAAACCAGTGTGGACCACAGGATCTTTAGATCGTACTGCTTGGGCTGATTCAGCAGTCTTTGCTAAACCTCATGCTTGTTATTATGATAATAGTGATGATGCTTCTTACGATGTTGTGGGCAATACGGATGGAATTACAATCTACTATGAACAGGAAACAGGGACCGATCAAATTAATGCCGGAGGAGTTATTACTGCAGTAGCAGCTAACATTCTTTCAGGTGATTTTGATATTACACAAAAACGAGCAGCTCAAGGACAAATTATTGGAACGCCTGATATTAGAGGAGATGGTGAATACTTAATGAGAATTAGACGAATGCTTCCTGACTTTATTAGTCAAACAGGAGACACGCAAGTGACGTTAATGCTAAGAAACTATCCTAACAATGCAGCAGCCAGTTCTCCATTAGGACCCTTTACAATTACTTCATCCACTGATAAAGTTGACACGCGTGCAAGAGCACGAGGAATAGCTTTTAAAGTAGCAAACACTGGCACGAGTGGAGGGTCTTATCAGGCCCAAGACTGGAAGCTAGGAACATTTAGACTGGACATACATCCAGACGGGAGAAGATAATGGCAGAATGGTACGATAATCGAAACATGGGATCCGCGTTTCCACTAATGGATTACGGATCAAATCAATTAGCTGAGTATGCTAACAACGCTTTACCTAATACTCAAAATAATCCAGGACTCTCATGGTGGATGAACTCTGATCGAGGCAGATATGCTAGTCCAATGATGCCTGATAATTTAACACAAGATTTAGGAGCTGCTAATTATAGAGCTCCTTTTCCTGGAAGCGCTTATTCACCTCAGAGAGGATTTGAAGAAATGCAATTTGATGAAACAGTTCAAGCTCCAGATGAAAAAACAGGATTTAGTTTTCCCCTCTCGTCTTTGTTTTCACCTTTTAACAAAGGTATTGGTAGAGCTGTAGCAGGAGCCCAATGGATAGGTGAAAAATTTAAAAGACCTGAAGCAAAACAAAAATTTTATGATGAAGTTATGCAAGGACGATCTTTAGAACCTTACCAAACAGGAATGTATAAAGGAAATGAATACGGACTTTACAATTCTCCAAGTGGATTAAAAGTTGGCTCTGATATTATTGGATGGGGAGAAGGTTATGAAAAGAATTTAGACTCTATGTTTGGAAGTCAAAGCATAGAAGAAATGGAAGAGAAACAATTAGACTGGTTCCGAGACAGAGTTAGAAAAGGAAAATCAATCAGTCAAAGAGGTTATGGTTTACTGGATAAATATGGATATGGAGGCGGTAACATTGGTGACCAGAGACCAGGAAGAACTATCACAGGAACCACTGCACCGGGAACAGGAACGACTACGGGTGGTGGAGGTGGAGGACGTAATGATTATACACGAGACCGAGGTGGTGGATATACTTTAGGTGGTGGATTTGCTGATCAAAGATCTGGTCCNCGAGGATCTACTACGTCAAGAGGAGATGTAAGAGGACATCATTCACGGGCAGACGGTGGAAGAATTGGTTATCGCGATGCAGGATCTGTAGAGGAACAAGAAGATTTAAATGTTTTTGAGTTTATGAAAGATCAAGGTATTCCAAGTGGAGAAATGGCTTCTTATGGCTTTGATGATGCAATGGGTGAAACTTATCAAATGTTTCTAGATGGTAAAAAAAATGGAACTGTTCCTATAGATATGGAATTTGATGAATATTTAGAGTTATTACCAGATCAATCAGGAATCATGAACGAAGAAGGGATTGCAAGTATTGTATAATGGCAAAAATTACCCAAGCTTTAACGCGTGCCAGTAAAGAATATGATCAACGAACTTTCCAATCTTTAATTAGAGATCTTGACGGTGTTATCAATAAATTAAATACATCATTTCAAGATGAAATGAGACAGGAGATAGAAGCAATGAGTTTCTTTATTGAATAATGGCTATTATAAATGAGTACAAATTTTATGGAAAAACTTCTACGACCGCCGAAACAGTTAACATGTTTGGTACGGACTCGGGGGGAAATCAACTACCTTTAATTAGTGAAACCATTATTATTAAATCATTACATGTTACTAATAAATCAGCTTCTAATACCCCTACCATTACTATTACTAATAATAGTCATGAAGTTATTCATACTCAGACATTAGCTGTTGCAGCTAGTGTAGAACTTTTAACTAATCCAATGGTGGTAGTAGGAGATACAATCCTTAAATACACTACTGCAGGAACCGTTACAGATGGGGTTGTAGTAACTGTAAGTTTTTTAAACATTAAAAAGGAGGTTACAACATAATGGATACTGTAAAAATAGACGGAGAAGATGTACCGGTATTAAAGCCCACTAAGATTACAACCACGATAAAACATAAGGAAACAGGGGAAATTTATAAGACTGAAGAAGAGTGGAAAGCTAAAGGCATAGACGAAAAGAACATCCAAAGGGATGTACATGTCATGATGCCGAAGCTTGATTTGTTCGCAAAAACAAAGTAAGTTCGAAATTTAAGGCTAAATTATGACTATATCAAGTGCACAACAACCTAGACAACAATACGGCTTAGGAAGCTTTGTTAAAAAAATAACAAGGCCCATCAAGAAAATTATTAAAAGTCCCTTGGGAAAAGCAGCTATGATAGGAGCAGGTCTTTATGGTCTTAACAAATTTGGTATTCCTGGAATGAGTGGCAAAGGTTCAGGCTTTTTTGGTAATATGGGAAAGTCAGCATTTAATTGGGCTCGACAAAATAAAGGACAAGCAGCTTTATTAGGGTTAGGAACAGTAGGATCAATTGCACCTTTTCTTGGAGGTGAAGAAGAAGAAGAGGTAATTGAAGATACATTTGATGTTACCCCTTCAAGTATTGCTTCAATCAGAGACATGGCACGTAGACGAGATCCAAGTTTAGCTTTCATGCCGGATAATGCCTATGTTCAATCAGGATATTATTTAGCTGATGGTGGTCGAGCAGGTTTAATGAATGGTGGTGGAGCTGCAGAAGCTCAAGCAGAACAAATGTTAAAAATGGAATATCAAAAGTATCGTAATCAAGGTGGAACGATGTCTTACCAACAATTTAAAATGCAAGTATTACAACAAGCTCAGGGTCAAGGACCCATGGCTCAGGGACAACCTCAAATGGCGCCAAGACAAATGGCTGCCGAAGGTGGGATCATGGATCTAGGTGGTATGGAAAAAGATTATAGAGCCGAAGGTGGCTTTGTACCTTTAGGAGGAGAAGAAAGAGCTGATGATGTACCCGCAAGATTAAGTAAAAACGAATTTGTATTTACAGCTGATGCTGTAAGAAACGCAGGCGGTGGAGACATCGACCAAGGCGCAGAAGTTATGCAAAATTTAATGGATAACTTAGAACAAGGTGGACAAGTTTCTGAATCGTCTCAAGGTTTAGGAGGAGAAGAAGAAATGATCTCCGAAGAAGAAATGATTCAAGCACCTGATGGTGCACAAGAAATGTACGAACAACAAGCAATGTTACAATCAAGGATGGCATAATGGCAATACCAGGATATTTAGAAGACACAGCAAAAGATTTCGCCAAACAGGCAACAGCCACATATAGTGCACCGATCGATACAAGTAAATTTACCGGTTCACAATTTGTAGCAGGAGAAGATCCATTACAAACTCAAGCTATTGGTTTAGCAACTCAGGGCGTAGGATCTTATCAACCTTATTTAACGGCAGCTCAATCAGCTTTAACAACTCAAGGAGGATTGACAGGCGCACAAGCTTATCAACCTTTCATGTCTCCTTATCAAACAGATGTGATTGATGAAACTTTAAGACAGTATGATTTATCAAGAACAGGAGGTCAACAAGCTATTAGAGATGCAGCTGTAGGCTCA